TATCCAGAAAAGAAAGTTATACAGACCGCACACACTGCAGAGCTATCTGTTGGTTTTGGCAGGAAGGTTCGTAACTTAATACAGAACGAAGACTTCCAAAATGTATTTCCGGGCATAGAGTTATCCACAGACAGTAAAGCAGCAGGTAGATGGAACACAAACAAGCGTGGTGATTACTTCGCGATAGGTGTTGGTGGTGCAGTGACTGGTAAGGGTGCTGATATTTTGATAATTGATGACCCCCACTCCGAGCAGGAAGCCACAATGGGCGATTATAACCCAGAAGTTTATAACAAAGTTTATGAGTGGTATACATCAGGACCTAGACAGAGACTACAGCCGGGTGGTGCCATCATACTTGTGATGACAAGATGGTCTAAAAGAGACTTAACAGGGCAGATAATTAATAAATCTATCGAAAGAGAAGGTTCTAATGAGTGGGAAGTTATACAACTACCTGCAATACTCCCATCAAACAAGACTTTATGGCCAGAATTTTGGAAAAGATCAGAGTTAGACGCTCTCAGAGCTGAATTACCAGTGGCAAAATGGAATGCACAGTACCAACAGGACCCCACATCCGAGGAAGGAGCGCTAATTAAGCGTGAATGGTGGCAAGAATGGGAAAAAGATGATCTCCCACCATGTGAATCCATCATACAATCATGGGATACAGCGTTTTTAAAGACACAAAGGGCAGATTATAGTGCCTGTACTACTTGGGGTATATTTTACTTACCAGATGACGATGGCTCAGACAGGCCAAATTTAATATTACTCGATGCATTTAAGGAAAAACTTGAATTTCCTGATTTAAAACGTGCAGCATACGAAAAATACTGGGAATACGAGCCAGATCAAATGATTATTGAGGCAAAAGCTGCAGGATCTCCCTTAATTTTTGAGCTTAGGGCGATGGGAATACCAGTTACGGAGTTTACACCGAGCCGTGGACAGGATAAGATAGCAAGAGTAAACAGTGTAACAGACTTATTTGCTAGTGGTGTTATCTGGTGTCCACCTACTAGGTGGGCCGATGAAGTTATAGAGGAATGTGCATCATTTCCTACAGGAGATCACGATGACTTGGTTGACTCTACTACACAGGCACTGTTAAGATTCAGACAGGGCGGTTGGATAAGAACCGCAATGGATGATTGGGATGACGAACCCAAATACAGAAGACCTGTGGAGTATTATTGATGGACATGACGCACATAATTGATGGATTAATAGGAGTTATCGTTTTAGGTGGAGGCTGGTTTTTGGCAACGCAATCAAGAGAAGTTAAAAGAATTGATATCTTATTGAATAAAACTAGAGAAGATTACGCAAAGCGTGATGATGTCACTGTTGCCATAAACAGATTAGAAGAAAAGATTGATAGAATTTTAGAAAGAATGAAATAGGAGATTATCATGGCTATAGAAAAGGTTATGACACCAGCTACTACATTTAAAGAAATGGCAGAACCTGATATAAGCATAGAGGTTGAGAATCCTGATTCTGTGTCTATAGAAACAGAAGACGGGGGCATGATAATAGATTTTACAGGAGAGCAGGTAGAAGAAATCATGTCAGGTGGCTTTGACGCAAATCTGGCAGATCAAATAGATGAGGGTGATCTACAGTCTATGGCAAGTGAATTAATATCTAATTTTAATTCAGATAGACAATCAAGAAGTGAATGGGCAAAAAGCTATGTGAAGGGCTTAGATCTACTTGGTATGAAAATAGAGGAGAGACAACAGCCTTGGGCAGGATCATCTGGTGTGTTTCACCCAATACTTACAGAATCAATAGTCAGATTTCAAGCACAGGCAATGGGAGAGATATTTCCTGCATCAGGTCCAGTTAGAACAAAGATAGTTGGCAAGATGTCTGTTGAGAAGACAGAGCAGGCTGCACGAGTAGAAAATGAGATGAATTATCTGCTTACAGAAGAAATGACAGAGTATCGTGATGAAACGGAGCAAATGTTATTTAAGTTACCTTTGGCAGGATCTGCGTTTAAAAAAGTTTATTATGATCCAATCATGGAAAGACCATGTGCCATGTTTGTCCCAGCAGAAGATTTTGTTGTTTCTTATGGAGCCTCTGATCTTATGACATGTGAGAGATACACTCATGTTATGAAAAAATCAGCAAACGACATAGCAAAACTCCAAGATAATGGATTTTACAGAGATATAGAATTACCTGACCCTGAGCCAGATATGTCAGATATACAAGAAAAGTATGACGAGCTAGATGGGGAGTCAGCAACAATAGAAGATGACGATAGACACACTTTACTTGAAATGCATGTAGATATGGAAATGCCAGAACCATTTGATGAAGAAGACAGCATAGCCAGACCATACGTTATCACGATAGATAAATCTTCAAGAACAATATTGTCTATCAGGAGAAATTATTATGAAGACGATAAAAAGAAAAGAAAGAGACAATACTTTGTCCACTATAGGTACCTCCCCGGGTTGGGCTTTTACGGTACAGGACTTATACACCTCATCGGGGGACTCGCAAAAAGTGCAACATCAATCCTCAGACAACTTATCGATGCAGGAACGCTCTCGAACTTACCTGCCGGTCTTAAGGCTAGGGGTCTTCGTATCAAAGGTGATGATTCGCCTCTCATGCCGGGTGAGTTCCGTGACGTTGATGTCCCGGGTGGTGCAATACGTGACGCTATTACTTTCATTCCTTACAAAGAACCAAGCTCGGTCTTGTACCAGTTGCTCGGAAATATCGTTGATGAGGGGAGAAGGATTGGCTCCGTTGCGGATATACAAGTTGGAGACATCAACGCCCAAGCACCAGTAGGGACAACTCTTGCTCTTATGGAGAGGTCCATGAAAGTTATGTCTGGCGTACAAGCTAGACTACATGCAGCTTTAAAAAATGAGTTAAGATTATTATCAAATGTTATTCGTGATTACATGGGCAGCGTATACGCTTATGAGATGGAAGGTGATTTTGATAGAGCAAAGGATTTCGATGACAGGGTTGATGTAATACCTGTATCAGACCCTAATGCTGCCACGATGTCACAAAGAGTAATGCAGTATCAGGCAGCATTACAGTTAGCCCAACAAGCTCCACAGCTTTATGATATGGGTAAGCTACACAGGCAAATGCTTGAAGTTCTTGGAATACAAGATGCTAAAGATATTATTAAGTTACCTGATGACATAAAGCCATCAGATCCTGTAACAGAGAATATGGCAATGTTAAAACAAGAGCCAGTGAAAGCGTTTAAGTATCAAGATCACGAAGCGCATATTAGGGTTCACATGGCAGCGGCAAATGATCCAAAGATTAAAGAGATCGTAGGCCAGTCTCCTTTTGCAGGGGCTATACAGGCAGCTCTGTCGGCACATATTACAGAGCATGTGGCATTTCAATACAGAAAAGAAATTGAAAAGAATCTGGGCGTTGCCATGCCTAATGAAGAAAAGCCACTACCTGAAGATACAGAAGAAGAGCTTTCTAGGCTTACAGCGGAAGCGGCTGATAAATTGTTGAAACAAAACACAGCAGAGATGCAACAGCAAGAATCAATGAAGCAACAACAAGATCCTTTGACGCAAATACAACAAAGAGAGCTTAAGATTAAGGAAGACGAGCTTAATCATAAAAAACAAATGGATTTAGCAAAATTAGAACTTGACGCTTTAAAAGTAAAAAATAATGAAAAGATACAAACAGAAAGATTAGACTCAGAAGATAGAAGAGAGGGCGTGAGAATAGCGGCCAAATTAGCAACAGATGCTTCTAAAGACCAAAAAGAAGAGGCAAAGTTAGTAATGGAAGCAGCAAAGCAATTACAAAATGAGTAGAAATGAAACTATATACACGCCTGTAATAAAAAAAATACAGGAGGAGATGGATGCTGTCACTGACCATTTATCATCCGGCAGACCTAAAAATTTTGAGGAATATCAAAGACTTGTCGGAAAAATCGAAGGTTTGTCTATTGCCAGAGAAATGTTGCAAGAAACTGAAAAAAGATTTATTGAGGATTAGGGGTTCCAATCTTGTCAATAGTTGTGTATATTTAAAATAACGATATTCAGGCGTTAAAGCCTGCAAGGTGACGGTGAACCTAAATCACTGCAAAAAGGATCAGAGATGTACTCTGCAGAAAAAATAGAACTAGACGAAGATACTACTCGCAAACTACCCGAACCAAAAGGTTATAAACTTTTAATAGCGATTCCAAAGTTAGAAGAAAAAACTGCTGGAGGAGTTATTATCCCAGATGCACTTAAAGGATTAGAGCAAACAGCTTCAATTATAGGGCTGGTAATATCTGTTGGTGAAGCCGCGTACAAAGACGCAGATAAGTTTCCAGATGGACCATACTGTAAAGAGGGTGATTTTGTTATATTTAGATCCTACTCTGGAACAAGATTTAAACTTAGAGGCGAAGAATTTAGGTTAATTAACGATGACACAGTTGAGGCTGTGGTTGATGATCCAAGAGAATATGCGAGGGCGTAATGGAAAATACAGCAGAAAAATTAGAACAAGAAGTTCAAATAGACGAAAATATAGAGCAAACAAAAGAGCAGCCTATATCTTTGAATAGTGACCCTGTTGAGATTGAAGTTGTGGATGATACGCCAGAACAAGATAAAAACAGACCAAAGAGAGCAGAAAATACAGAGCCAAATATACCTGATGATGACGAAATCAACAGCTATAAAGGCGATGTGCAAAAAAGAATTAAACAGCTTAAGTATGAGTATCACGAAGAAAGAAGGCAGAAAGAAGAAGCCAAAAGAACAAGTGATGAAGCTATAGCTCACGCACAAAGACTGGTAGAAGAAAATAAAAAATTAAGAAAAACTCTCGATGACGGTGAAACAGTTCTTGTTGAACAGGCTAAAGGAAGAGTTGAGGCTGAGCTTGCAAAAGCAAAACAAGAATATAAAGATGCTTATGAAGCTGGTGATCCAGACAAATTAGTAGAAGCACAAGAAAAACTTAGTCGAGTTCAGAATGAACAGTACAGGGTTAATAATTACAAACC